ATCCCGGTCATCTTCTTGGATATGGATCCGGACAGCGGGCCGGCGTTGAAGGTGCTTGCTCTTGAGAACTCCTTGACGAAGTTCGGGTTCGATGATGACCGGGCGTTGACGGACCTGTTGAAGGATGTCTCCGATCTTGATGACTTGATTGGGACTGGTTATGACGCTACTAGCCTCGCTGCCTTGGTGATGGTGACCCGCCCTGAGCATGAGATCAAGGACTTCGACGCCGCCGCTGAATGGGTCGGGATGCCCGACTTCACCAACCGTGAGGACACCTTCCAGTTGGTCATCACGTTCGACACGGAGAAGGAGCGATCCGATTTCGTGGAGGAGCTTGGGGCGGATCCCCGGGAGTTCAACTCCAAGACCTGGGGCCTGCGGTTCCCCATTGAGAGCCGGGCCCATGATGAGGGCTCGCTGTACTGGTCATGAGGCACCCGAGATACCCCGTGTACGTCCCCTCACGGGGGAGGTATGAGAACAACCTCACCGCCCGTTTCCTGTTGAAGGATGAGTGCCCTTTCCGCTTGGTGATCGAGGAACCGGAATATGAGGAATACGGCAGCAGGTATGGGTATGACAACCTACTGGTGTTGCCATTCATGAACCAAGGGCTCATCGCCTCAAGGAACTGGATAAAGGAACACGCCATGGGGGGGGGACACAAACGGCACTGGCAGCTTGACGACAACATCCGAAAGATCCGTCGATTCTGGAAAGGTCACCGGCCCCCAATCAATGCGAACACGGCGTTGGCCATCTCCGAAGACTTCATAGACCGCTACACCAACGTCGCCATTGGTGGCCTCAATTACAATATGTTCCTGGTGCCAGCAGGAGGGGCGAAACATAAGCCCTTCTATCTCAACAGTAGGGTGTACTCCTGCTCCTTGGTGTTGAACGAATTGCCACACAAGTGGAGGGCGTTCTACAACGATGACGTAGACATCTGCCTTCAAGTCTTGTCGGATGGGTGGTGCACCATCCTTCTCAACTCCTTTGTGATCGAGAAACTGCAAACGATGAAGATGCCGGGGGGGAACACAGAGGAATACGACCACGCCCACGATGGCCGGTTGAAGATGGCTCGCTCCCTTGAGCGGATGTGGCCGGGGGTGGTCACCACCAAGCGAAGGTTCCACCGGCCTCAACACGTTGTGGATTGGTCCCGGTTTGACAACGCCCTCATCCGCCGCCCCGACTACGACGAATGGGTGGCTGAGTGCGCCACCAAGGAGGAGGACCTTAGGGTCGCCATCAAACCGGAGGGGATCAAATCACCGATGTTGCAACGAAAGTTCGCTGAGTATGAGGAGCAGTTCCCCGATGCTAAAGATGGAGCTGTACCTGAGCCCAAACAAGAGCGGTCGAACATATCCCTTCGAGGGAAGTAAGTTCGATGGGGCCGAACAGCTCATCAGCGAGAGTTGTGTCGGCATACATGGTTGGGAGGTCACCCGGGCGTGGGGGTTTGCGCCTCACTTCGATGCGCCGCCCCCACACCTCCTCCATCGCCTTGACCAGGTGGGTGATGGGGACCGGCCGCCCCGCCCCAATGTTGATGGTCCCCCTGATGTCTTGCTCCAGTGCCATGGTGTGATATCGGGCGACGTCCTCCACGAAGATGAAGTCCCGTATCGGGTCCACTCCGTAGAGGTTGAACGGCTTGCCAGTGATGGCGGCCTGGGCCAGGGCTGGGACCACGTTGGTGGTGGAGATATCCCCGAGGAGCCCCGAGGGCAGGTTCCCAGCGGGGTTGAAGTACCGGAGGGAGGTCACCCCCCACCCATCTACCAAGGCCCGCTGTTCGAGCATGATTTCGCACACCAATTTGGAGGTGGAGTACGGGGTCGTTGGCATGGGGGTTATGTCTTCCCGGCATGGCGCCGCCGATCCATAGATCGACCCGGTAGAGGAGAACACAATCCGATCAACTTCGGTGAGGAGCATCGCATCGATCACACCAGCCATGGCGTGAACGTTGTTCGATAGATACAGGGATGGATTACGGACTGATTCGGGAACGACCTTGTACCCAGCGAAGTGGATTACCGCCTCGATCTCATGGTTGGCGATGGCCGCTACGACAAGCATCGTGTCGGAGCAGCCACCTGTGATGAGGCGTGGCTTGACCCCTGTCTCCATCGCAATCCGGTCATCCGGTTGGGTAAGCGCCCGTTCCATCGAGTCGAGCAGTACCACCTCATGGCCAGATTTGATGAGGTCAACGGCTTGATGTGACCCGAGGTACCCACCGCCACCTGTCAGAAGCACTCGCATTGAGTGAGATTACACAAGATATGGAAATCCGCCACCATGACAACCAAATCCACGAAGCTCCCCAAGCGGTGGACCGACATCGACCACGCCATCTTCGACGCCCGTGTGCGGCGCCGCATGACTTGGAGGGAGGTGGGTGCGGACGTCGGGATGTCCTTCTCAGCCGCCCGGGAACGGTTCTACCGCCGGCTCCAGGCCGTCACACCTGCGGAGGTGGAGGCGATGAGGGAGGAGGAGAACCTGAAGTTCGACGAGAACGAGCGGCACCTCATCACCCTCTACGCCGAGGCCAGGCAGCGGGGGGAGGTGGCGGCGGCGGTGTCCGCTGTCCGGGGCCTGGACTCCATCTCCCGATCGCGTCGACAGCTGAACGGCCTAGATGCTCCTCAGCGCCTCGAGATCTCCTCGGTGGAGGCGAGGTCGGAGATTGACCAACTGCTTGCCGCCTTCTTGACGGGGGTTGAGGATGCCGCTCCGTTCCGCACAGCTGGCTGAGCTGGACCGGGCGGGGCTCCTCCAATCGTTCCGTGACCAGCTGAGCCCCGCTGCCTCCGCCGAGCTCCACCGGGAGCTACACCGGGAATCGGGGGTGGTGGCCAACCTGAGTTGGTACCGCCCCCGGGGTGGTGCCTCCAAGCTGTTCACCCTCACCGATCCCGAGGTGTTGATCGTTGGGCCCGCTGGCACTGGGAAATCGTTGGGGTGCCTTGAACGGTTGTTCCACCTGGCAGTTGAGTACCCGGGCGCCCGGTTCCTGATTGTGAGGAAGACAGCGAAGTCTCTCACCTCATCGGCGTTGGTGACATGGAAGACAAAGGTTGTGGCCGATGCTCTCCTTTCGGGGTATGTCGAGTTCTATGGGGGGAGCCAAGAGGAGCCAGCACAGTACCGATTTGCCAACGGGTCGAAAGTGATGTTGGTGGGGATGGACAACCCCGACAAGGTGATGTCAACGGAGTTCGACCTCATCTTTGTGCAAGAGGCAATTGAGCTGACGGAGGATGATTGGGAGAAATTGACAACCCGGCTTCGGAATGGAGTGTTGCCCTTTCAACAGATCCTCGCTGACACCAACCCATCCGCCCCTTCACATTGGTTGAGGGCGAGAGCACAACGCGGGGTGTTGACCATGGTCGAGAGCCGGCATGAGGACAACCCGACGCTGTTCTCCCCAGATGGGGAGATGACACCGGAGGGCGAGATCTACTTGTCTCGCCTTGATGCCTTGACCGGGGTGAGATACCAGCGGTTGCGGCGGGGGCTGTGGGTCGCCGCTGAGGGCATCATCTATGAGGAGTACGACCCAGCGATCCACATCATCGACCGGTTTGATATCCCGGATGATTGGATGCGATTCTGGGCTGTTGACTTCGGGTGGACTAACCCATTTGTGTGCCAATTCTGGGCCCAGGATCCAGATGGCCGCTTGTACCTCTACCGCGAATGGGTGCACACCAAGAAGTTGGTTGAGGATCACGCTCGCATCATCCGTGGGATGGTGCGAGGAGATGATGGGGAATGGTTGGAGCCGAAACCCCAAGCAGTGATTTGTGACCATGACGCTGAGGGGCGGGCAACGCTCAGGAAGCATCTCGGGTTGAGAACTACCGCCGCCAAGAAGGAGGTGCTGAATGGGTTGGAGGTGGTGGCCAAGCGACTCCGGAAGGATGGGACGGGGAAACCACGGTTGATGGTGTTCCGTGATGCGTTGGTGACTCGGGATCAGGAGTTGGACGAGGCGAAGCTCCCTATTGGGGTGATGGAGGAAATCGAGGGGTACATCTGGTCTCCTACCCCCGATGGCCGTCCGAACAAAGATGAACCATTGAAGATGAATGACCACAGTGTTGATGCGATGCGTTATATGGCCGCCCATGTCGACCTCCGCCCCTCACCTCGCATCCGGTCCTTCTGAGGTGGTAGGGTGTCACAGCCTCGAGGCGGGCTTCGTTCGTTCCCCCACCTCATGGCCAGCCCCGGTTCCCTTCATGCCGGAGCATTGGGCTCGCCCCTCCACCCTTGGGATTTAAGGGCTCCTCTGGGTGGAGGGGCGGGAGCCTCCCCGGCCACTGGCCCCACGGTATGGTGGTCCCACCCCTGGGGGTAGCCGATCACTTGTGCGGGAGCTTGGCCAATCGGGTATCTCACCACCCCCGGGGGGTTCTACCTTGGGTGGTGATGTCCCACTTCACCCTGCTCGCCACTCTCTTCCCCGGTGTCCACCACTGTGGCGTTGGTGGCCACCTGTACTTTCAGCGGCCGTTGTCTCAGCGTCTCCTTTCCCGGCAACGTGACTCCCTTGGGTTGGTGGAGGCGTGTGAGGAGTGTTGGTTGCGGGAGCCGGTGGTGTGGCTCCGGTTCCTCACCCCGGCCCCTCGTACGTTCTACGTCCGCCGTGGTAGGGTCACCAGCGGCGCTCCCCACTGTCAGAAGTCCGGTGGGGGAGCCCTCTTGAGGGGGGCCGGAGTGATCGACCCGCCCACCGGCATCCGGCCCTCCTCACCTGGAACACCAGGACATCAAACTGTGTGGTGACAACACTGTTGTCTACTGCCGTGGTGGAGATGACACGGGCTTTCTACAGTGGCTGCTGTGCCCGAACCGCTGCATGAACCTGACGCCTCACCCCCAACACGGTGGAGGTCTTCGCTCAGCGTGGCGTTGCAGATGGGGGGTCTTGGCTGGCTAACGTTCTCAGCTTGGGAGCTTCACCCCACCTTCGGGGCGGCGGTGGTGGGGGTATCACTCCTGTTGCTCGACTTCATCATCGGGGAGTGAACGCCATGAGCTGGAATCGGTCCATCGGGGGCAAGGTGGAGGGCGGGTCGGGGGGCCGGCTTGGGCACTCCAACATGACGCACTGGGATGGCACGGAGTACCTGAAAGAGGCCAGCGTCCGCCGCCGCCGAGCCCAGGGCCGGGCCTTGGCCAGGGCCTACCAAGGGGACCCGGTGTGCGGCCAGGTGTGCCCTCACACCAGCGGGGTGGTGGTGTGGTGCACCTTGGAACCCGGCCACGGGGAGGAGCTGCACACGGCGTTCTCCCCGACCCTCAACCGCCAAGTGTCTTGGGATACGACTCCGGCCACACCCTGACAAGTTGTGTGGCAACAGGTGGGGTGTGGCCGGAACGCCGCAGCTTAGCAAACCCCAGGTTGAGCCACCGCTTCGAGAGGTGACCTGGAGCGAGCGGGGGTGAGGCTACCTCACCCCTCGGGTCTCCGCCTTGGGTGAAACACCCCGCCCCCGCTCTTGGTTGGGATTGTACCCTGCTGGGCGTGACTCGTTTACACCAGATCTTGCCACTGGCCACCGACGCCAGAATCCAGTTCACCCAAGGCACTCACCAAACGGAGAGCGACCTCCACGCCACCGATGCACTCAGTGGCCTCTCCCGGACGTACAAGCCGAGGGATGAGGAGGGGGAGACCTACCCCGACCAAACGGCCCTCGTGCAGCTCACGGTTGATGGGATCCTCTCCGATCACCTCACCCGGTTGGGTCGTTGGATGGATCTCGAGGGCACGATGGCTGTCACCAACCAGGTGGCCCGTGCCTCCGTGGTTGTGGATGACCGGGTCATCTTGGAGGATGTCCCGGGGACCTACCTCATCTGGTTGGAGAAGAGGCTGACGGAGCTCCGGTCCGTGATCACTGGTCTCCCCACCCTCGATCCGTCCGAGCAGTGGGTGTACGACCCCAACGTCGATGTGTGGCGGTCCGAAGCCACGGTGACCCAACGGACGGAGAAGGTCCCCAAGAATCATGTGTTGAGCGAGGCGACCAAGGAACACCCAGCGAACGTCCAGGTCTACATGCAGGATGTTGTGGTGGGCGAGTGGACAAGTTGCCGGTTCTCCGGAGCGATCCCCGCCACCACGCGCCGGGAGATGGTGGAGCGGTGTGACACCCTGATCGCCGCTGTGAAGGTCGCCCGGGAGGAGGCGAACTCCACCACCGTGGACGATTTCCACCCCTCGGAGAGCGTGTTTGCATTCATTCGGGAGGGCTGATACGCTCCCCCAGCCCTTCGGGGCATGAGCGCAAGCTCAAGCTCAAGCTGACAACCCACCCATCAAGTTGAAGCTCTCGCTCCAAGCTGAAGCTGAAGCTGATACAGGATTGTCTGGTGGCGATTCCTCCCGTTGCGATGGGGGTTCGACTCCCCCCCTCCCCTCTACGTGGGGAGGTGGTCAAACGGCAAGACACTACGGGCATGAATGGTCGCCACCAGCGGTCGCCCAAACCACACGACATAGCTCAACGGAAGAGCAACGGTCTATCAAACCGATGGTTCCGGGTTCAAATCCCGGTGTCTCATTGGGCCGGGGAGAAGGGTATCTCCCCGGCCCTTTCCGTTCCAGGATGACCGGACCGCATAGGCTGGGTTGAACCTGACTCAACCCCCCATCCGCCACACATGTCAGGAGCTTTCGGGATGCCCCGATCGCTGGTCTCAGCCGCTCTCAACGCCCTCACCCAATCGAGGGAGCCGGTCGCCACCCCGCTGCCCTACACCCGTCAAGGCGTCCAGTTCCCCTCCTTCATGTCATCGGGGACTGAATCCCAGATGAGGGCGTTCTCCAGCGAACCAACCCTCTTCGCCTGCGTCTCAAGGTTGGCCATCGCCACAGGACAAGTGGAATGGAAGCTGTACCGGAAGAGCCCAACTGGGCAAGACGAAGACCGGATTGAGATCACGGAAGCGAGAGGAGGACACGCCGCCCTCGACTTGTGGACCTGCCCGAACCCGTTCTTCACCACCCAGTTGTTCGTGGAAACCATTGAGCAACACCTAGACCTTGCCGGCGAATCATTCTGGGTGATCGGGACCCAAGACCCGACCTCGGGGAGGATCCCAACAACTCTTTGGCCGGTCCGACCTGACCGGATGGAACCAATCCAAGACGCAAAGAGGTTCATCACTGGGTACGTGTACTCCGCCCCCGATGGGATGAAGGTCCCCTTCGACACGGATGAAGTGATCCATATCCGCTACCCCGACCCGTTGGATCCCTATCACGGTCTCGGCCCAGTCCGGTCCCTCCTCATTGACCTTGACGCCTCCCGCTACGCCAGCGAGTGGAACCGCAACTTCTTTATGAACTCCGCTCAACCAGGCGGCCTCATCATGGTTGATGATGAACTCGACGACGAGAGGTTCGATGAGCTGAGAGACCGATGGGCGGAACAGCACCAAGGCGTCGCCAACGCCCACCGGGTCGCCATCTTGGAAGCTGGAATGACCTGGCAAGACCGGTCGTTCTCCATGAGAGACATGGAGTTCACCTCCCTCCAGAAGGTCTCCGATGAACGGATCATGCTGGCCTTCGGGATGTCCAAGACCTTGCTCGGCCAAACCGAGGGAGTGAACCGGGCCACCGCTGAAGCCGCTGAATACGTCTTCGGGAAATACCAACTAGTGCCACGGTTGGACCGGATCAAACAAGCCCTCAACACCATGTTGTTGCCCCGGTTCACCCGAGGGGAGACCTTGGAGTTCGACTACGACTCCCCCATCACGGGGAACGTTGAGAACGAAGCCCTGGATCGGGATTCACGGATCCGGGGAGCGGTTGACCTCATCAACGTCGGCTACCACCCCGAGGACGTTGCCGCCGCCTTTGAGCTGCCCGAGATGCGGTTCATTGGCCGGGCCACGGCGACCACCACCCCCATGGAGGATGACGGCTTGGAGGAGGAAGACCTGCCCGAACCTGACCGTGAAGACGCTGGGGAAGACATGGAGGAGGATGCCCAAGAGAACCGCCAGGACGCCGCCGCCTTGCTCGGGCACCGCTTCTTCAAGGAGCGGGGAGCCCCGCACACCCATAGGACCGCACAACTGCCCCGTAGGTACCCCAGCAGGTTCTCCGCCAATCCCCCGGATCTCGACCCGGGGGACATGCCAGACCTGGAGCAGTTGTCGGAAGACCTTGACTCCCTGCTTGACAAGCTGGTTGCCGATTGGGCCGACATCGAGGAGGGGATGAAAGCCGCTCTTGTGGCCCAGGTGTGGGCGATTGCCAACGGTGGCTCGATTGAGGACTTGGAGGGGGTGGAGGTTCCCGA